TACAACAGAACATTTTTTAAAAGAAGCAAGTAAAGCATTAGATAATCTTACAGAATCTAGAGACAGATTAGATGTTCTAGACACTGCTAGATTTGAAAGAGTAAATGTTACTGGAGTTTCAACCTTCTTTGAGGTTAATGTTACTTCTGCTACTATTACTGACATTGTAGGAACAGCAGCAACTATTGCTACTATTGATGTTGCAAATGGTGACATATTAAATGCCAAAATTACAGGATTAGCAGTCACTGATATTGTAGGAACAGCAGCAACCATTGCTACTATTGATGCTACAGATGGTGACATATTAAATGCTAAGATTAATTCTGGTGTTATAACTTCTCTTACTCTAACAGATAGTCAGGTTAGTGGTATTGTAACCTTCGCAGATAACGCTGCTGCACACTTTGGAGATGGTGGAGATCTTAAGATTTATCATAATCCATCTTTCGGATCTTATATTGACGATTCGGGAACTGGTGCTCTTGCAATTCGTTCTAATGAGATTCAGTTACAGAAGTATACTGGTGAAACTCTCGCCAACTTCACTGCTGATGGTTCAGTTAAATTATTCCATAATAATGGTCCTAGACTAGAAACTTTAGGTGCTGGTGTTAGTGTTAGTGGTGAATTACAAACTGGACAATTATTAGTTGCTACTGATGCAGTTGTTAGTGCTGGAATGACTGTTGTTGGAATTACAACTTTCAACGATGATGTGTTCATTGCAGGTAACTTAAATGTTATCGGTGACATAGTATACGATGAAACAAATTCTAGAAATCTTAATGTATCTGGTATAGCAACAGTTGCTGCTATGATCATCACAGGAGTAACAACTGCTAAAAACATTCAGATTGGTACTGCTACTTCTACTACTAAAATTACTACTACTAGTGGTAAATTAGTTCTTGAATCTTCCGAAGATCAAGTAGATGTCAATGATAATCTATTAGTTGTAGGATATGGTACATTCAAGAATGGTTTATATTATCCAGATTCTGCAAATGGTATCGGGTATAGTGGTCCTAACGGAATCGCATACTTTGATGCAACAGGTAAGATTGTTAGTGGCCTAAGTACTGTTGGATTCATAACTGTCTCTGACTATGTTCTTACCGTGAACTCGTCTGGAGAACCAATATGGTCAGAATCAATTGATGGAGGGTTCTTCTAATGGCAAAACCAACAACAAGAGAGGAGTTGAAAGACTATGCTCTCAGACAACTTGGTGCCCCTGTATTAGAAATAAATGTTGCTGATGAGCAGGTTGATGATGCTCTTGATGATACTTTACAACTCTTTTATGAACGCCATTTTGATGGTGTAGAGAGAGTTTATTTGAAATATAAAATTACTGCTGATGATATAAAGCGTGGTAGGGCAAGAGGTGGTAATGAGTCATTAGGTATTACTACAACAACTACGACTAGTAATATTGTAGGTTCTGCTAATACAACTTTATCTTTTAATTGGGAAGAGAATCAAAGTGAATTTCCATTACCAGATTCTATTATTGGTATAGAAAGAGTATTTGTTTTCGATGCTAGTTTTATATCAAACAATATGTTCAGTTTCAAATATCAGTTGTTCCTGAATGATGTTGCATTTAATCTTGGATATAGTGGACTTTTAAGTTATGCAATGACTAAGACCTACCTAGAGGACATTGATTTTCTATTATCTACAGAAAAACCAACTAGATTTAATAAGAGAAATGGAAAGTTATATCTTGATATTGATTGGGGATCAATGACAGAAGGTACATACATAATTCTAAATTGTCATCGTATTATGGATCCTGCTAATTATAGTGGAGTATATAACGATTACTTCGTCAAAAGATATTTTACCCAAGTAGTCAAAAAACTATGGGGTGCTAATTTAAGTAAGTTTCAAGGAGTTAAACTTCCTGGTGGAATTGAATTAAATGGTAGACAAATATATGAAGATGCTGTAATGGAGTTACAAAGAATAGAGGACAAAATGATGACAGATTACGAATTACCTCCACTTGATATGATAGGATGACATGGCACTTAATCCATTCTTTGAGCAAGGCTCGCCTAATGAACAAAGACTTGTTCAAGATCTAATTGACGAACACTTAAAAATATTTGGGATAGATGTTTACTATCTACCCAGAAAAATGATAGAAACTGATGATGTTCTTGGAGAAGTTCAATCATCTAAATTTAATGATGCTTATATTCTTGAGGCATACTTAAACAATTATGAAGGGTATGCTAAGGGTAGTGATATCATGACTAAGTTTGGTGTCAATCTAGAAAATGAGATTACACTAACGGTATCAAGAGAAAGATATGAAGATTTCATAGCACCATTTGTTGTTACTCATGATCCAAAAAATGCTGGAACAGAAATTATGTTCGGCGAAAGACCTAAAGAGGGAGACTTAATATATTTTCCACTAGGAGAAAGAATTTTTGAAATTAAACATGTAGAATTTGAAAATCCTTTTTATCAACTTGGTAAGAATTATATTTACGAACTTCAGTGTGAACTCTTCCGTTACGAAGATGAATACATCGACACTAATGTTGCTGTAATAGATCAAAGAGTTGATGATGAGGGAGAGGTAACCACAGTTGCTCTAGCAGGTATTGGATCAACTGCTATTGCAACAGTTGACTCCTTTGCCTCTCAAGGTGCCCTACAATTTATTACACTCAATGATGACGGATATAACTATACTTCCGCACCCCCTGTTACTATCGCACCCTCTCCTGCTGGTGTTACTTCAAGTAGAGCAGGTGCGTTTGCATTCGTTACGGAAAGATCAGGTCTCTATTCTGTGGATTCTGTAGTACTACAAAATCCAGGATTTGCATATACAGAGTCGCCAGCAATTACTTTTGGTGGTCCTGGCGTAGGTGCTGCTGCAACTGCATCTCTTACAAATAGTGGTATTACTTCTATTCGTATCACTTCTATTGGTAATAATTATATTCAACCACCTATCATAAGCATTCAACATCCATCAAATGTTGCAATCGGAACTACAGGAACTGTGGGTAATAAACCAAATCAAGTACAAGCAACTGCTGTTGCTACTATTGAGGGTGATAAATTAAGTAGAATATTCTTGACTAACGCTGGTAGTGGTTATGAAGGAGCTCCTACCATCTCAATTGGTGCTCCAGTTTCTACTGGTATCGGTACATATTTCTACAATGAAAGAGTTCTTGGATCCGAATCTGGAACCGAAGCATATGTTAAAGAATGGAATTCAGTAGAGAGAAAACTGAAGTTATCAATAAATAACGGTGTATTCACTCCTGGTGAATTTATAACTGGAACTGCTTCTTCCGCTAGATATCAGGTTCTATCTCATACTGGTGTCGATACCACTAGTTCTTACACATCTAATGATGAGTTTGAAACTGAGGCAGATCAGATAATTGATTTTGCAGAATCTAATCCATTTGGTAATTATTAATGTTAGGCACTTACTTTTATCACGAAATATTAAGAAGGACTGTCATATCCTTCGGAACACTTTTCAATGAAATTCATGTTCAAAAACAGGACAAGAATGGTAAAGTAATTAGTGATATTAATGTACCTTTGGCATATGGACCTAGAGCAAAATTTCTTGCAAGATTAGAACAGTTACAGGAATTAAACAAACCAACTGCAATATCATTACCAAGAATGTCATTTGAAATGACTGACTTGACATACGATTCAACAAGAAAAACTTCCGTTACAAAAACTTATAAGGCACTGGACAATGCTGATAAGGTAAAGAAAGTTTATCTTCCTGTTCCATATAATGTAGGGTTTGAACTTAATATTATGTGTAAATTAAATGATGATGCATTGCAGATAGTAGAACAAATTCTTCCTTTCTTCCAACCTGCATTTAATATCACAGTAGACTTAGTAAGTTCTATTGGTGAGAAACGAGATATACCAGTTGTTCTGGAAAATATATCTTTTAGTGATGAATATGAGGGAGACTTCAGTACTCGCAGAGTATTGATGTATACTTTGACATTTAGTGCAAAGACCTATCTATTCGGTCCTATTGCAGAATCTACAGATGGAATTATCCGTAAGGTTCAAGTTGATTACTATTCAAATACTGATACACAAAATGCGAAGCGTGAAATGAGATATACTGCAACTCCAAATCCTGTTAATGCAGAACCAGATGACGACTTTGGATTTAGTGAAGAATCTACCATGTTCTTTGATGGCAAACAGTATAGTCCAACTAGACAAGAGGATGTATAATGGGATTACCTACAATTCCTTACGATCCTTGGTTTGACAACTCAATCTTTAACCCCCTAGATCTTATGCCTATTGCAAGAGACGAACCTATCGATACTATGCCATGTGAGTATCAACCTCCTGGTGTAGACGAAGAAGAAAATATAACTATACATGAAGAGATGTATAGATTAGCCAGAGCAAAATATAATCCTTTTGCTGTTGGTGGATCAGAATCAATCGGAGAAATGAAATGACTTTTGATGAATTTGTCACCGAAGCATCTGCTGCATGGCAGAGAAAAGAAGGTAAGAATAAGTCAGGAGGACTAAATGAAAAAGGTAGAAAATCATATGAGAGAGAAAATCCTGGTTCTGATTTAAAGGCACCACAACCTGAGGGAGGTCCTAGAAAACGATCTTTCTGTGCTCGTATGGGTGGTGTTAAAGGACCTATGAAAAAACCTAACGGTGAACCTACTCGTAAGGCATTAGCACTTAGAAAATGGAAATGCTAACATGAAAAAAGATTTTAGTTCTATAGACGAAGCATTAAACACTAATAGTGTTGATGTGGAAGTTACTGCTACACCTGAAGTTAAACCAGAACTTCCAACAAGGGATGTTAGTAAAGAACTAGATAAAGATTATGAATACACAAGAGGTAATCTCTACTCACTTATAGAGAAGGGACAAGAGACTCTTAATGGTATCATGGAGTTAGCAGATGAGACACAATCCCCAAGAGCATTTGAAGTTGCTGGACAGGTTCTTAAGAGTGTTGCTGATACAACTGACAAACTATTAGACTTACAAAAGAAATTAAAAGATATTGATGAGACAAAATCTAAATCAACAACTAATGTGACAAACAATGCCATGTTCGTTGGTAGCACTGCAGAGTTGCAGAAGATGCTTAAAGAGATGGGAAACTCTAAATAACAGTGCCTTCTAGAGAAAAACATGACAGAGAAGAAAGAAGCACCCAAAGGTATTATTGGTAAGATAAAGGATAAAATATTACCAGACGAAGATGAACAGGCAGCAATTATATCTACTTTTGTGAGACTTGGTGTGTTGGTTTGGAGTGGTGGAATATTGACTCTAAATTATGTTGCTATACCAGGTGTACCACAACAAAAGATCGATCCGACTTTCATAGCCTCGGTTTTCACGGGTGTTTTAGCTTCATTTGGGATCCAGACGGCTTCTAAGAAAGGAGACGGTACTATGAAGATGAATGGTAACGGTAGTGGTACCACTGGTGGTCCTACTCAAACTATTATCGTAGAACAAGCACCACTAAAAATTATTGCTGAGTCACCTAAGAAGACAGAAAATTACAAAATGTAGTATAATATATACATTAAACGATACTGTATATGAGAGAGACATTACTTAAAGCTCTACTGGCACATGCACAAGGAGACATCCAAAAGCATGTTGCCAATGTAGAGGTTTATCTTACTAATCCTGCAGGTATAGGAGAACACTCTGATGTTGTAGAGGCAATTGAAAAAGAAATTGATATTATTGCTAAGTACCACGATCAGATTGAGGTGATACAAAAATATTTTAAAACATCTAAAAGAGAGTTGCTTTGATACTCTAACTGAGTGTGGGAGTCCACACCTATATGAGTAAAAATTACCAGTATGTGCTATAAATATGTGTAGTATGGGATTGAAGAATCATGCCCCTCACTGGACATTACACTGTTGGTTATCACGATAGCCTACACAAACACTATGAGATCTGTGAGTATGCAGAAGATGCATACAACGCCATTAAACAAGCAAGGGAAGATCTAATAGGTTTCGACAATCCGCATGCAGCAGAGTATTGTATTAAGGAGGATTAACATGAATGGGAGGTTGAATAAAGTTGCAATGACCAATAAACTATTGCAACTTAAAAGAGAACTCCATTACAAGTGCGAGATTGGAGAGAAAGGAGAATGGGAATGTAATGGTGCTAATGAATATTTAAACAGAGCGTTAGATGTCCTTGACGAATACTGGCAATGAAAAATTTACCAATTAAATCTACCTGCGTTATCTTCGGATCCATAATGTTTACAGCATGGATTCTAGTTCCAAACGCATGGGTAATAGCTTAAAAAAATAAATGGTTGTCTGGAGTGTAATCTGGATGATTGCAATACTAATTGTAGTGGTGTCATGGTATATCTACTATATACTTCGTATGGCTTATAAGGAGATGAACGATGGGAGCGATGGTTCCACCGAGCAGAAAGAGCTGCTACAACTTTCGAGTGACGGAGATTAATCGTGTTGTTGACGGCGATACTATTGATGTCACCATTGATCTTGGGTTTGACTTATACAAGAAAGAAAGAGTTAGAATTGCAGGAGTTGATACGCCAGAGAAAAGAACAAGAAATTTGGAAGAAAAGGAGTTAGGAATTGATGCTACCAACTGGCTTAAAGAAAAACTGGAAGACACACTTGCTGGCGATGATCAGCTTTTCATTCGTACTGAGCTTGTGGGGGGCGTTGGGAAGTACGGACGGTTATTGGGGTGGTGTTACATCGGGGATGCCGAAGTGTCACTCAACGAGCAAATGATTACAGAGGGTTATGCTTGGGAATATGATGGAGGAACAAAAAACAAAGACTTTGAGGAACTACGAGAGATTCGTAAGGCAAACGGTACATTATAATGGCAGTATCAAAAGAAGAGATTTATCTAGGTAATCCTAATTTAAAAAAGGCAAATACCGAGATACAATTTTCACAAGAACAAATAAAAGAATGGATCAAGTGCAAACAAGATCCAATTTACTTTGCAAAAAATTATGTAAAGATAGTATCACTAGATGAAGGTCTTGTTAAATTTAAGATGTATCCTTTTCAGGAAAAATTAATTAACAACTTCCATAAATCTAGATTCAACATATGCAAAATGCCTCGGCAGACTGGTAAGTCTACAACTGCTGTTTCTTACCTACTACATTATGCAGTATTTAATGATAGTGTAAACATCGGAATACTTGCTAACAAGGCAGCAACTGCTAGGGAACTATTGGGTAGATTACAAACCGCATATGAAAATTTACCTAAGTGGATGCAACAAGGCATCATATCTTGGAACAAAGGATCACTGGAGTTAGAAAATGGATCTAAAATACTTGCAGCATCTACCTCTGCATCTGCAGTTAGAGGTATGTCTTTCAACATTCTTTTTCTGGATGAGTTTGCCTTTGTGCCTAACCATATTGCTGACGCATTCTTCAGCTCAGTATATCCTACTATTACTTCTGGTAAAACAACAAAGGTTATAATGGTTTCTACTCCTCACGGAATGAACCATTTTTATAGGTATTGGCATAATGCTCAACGAGGGAAAAACGAATATACACCAACAGAAGTTCACTGGTCAGAAGTGCCAGGTAGAGATGCTAATTGGAAAGCACAAACTATATCAAACACATCGGAACAACAGTTTAAAGTTGAGTTTGAATGTGAGTTCCTAGGATCTGTTGATACGCTTATAGCAGTCTCTAAATTAAGAACATTAGTTTTTGAAGATCCTATACAGGATAATGGTAAAGGATTAGTTGTATATGAAGCACCACAAAAAGATCACAACTACATCATAACCGTTGATACTGCTAGAGGTATAGACCATGACTATTCTGCTTTTGTAGTATTTGATATTACTCAGTTTCCATATAGGACAGTAGCAAGATATAAGAACAACGAAATAAAACCCATGCTATTTCCTTCTATAATTCAGGACATGTGTAATGCATATAATTATGCTTATGCTCTTATAGAAGTAAATGACATAGGAGAGCAAGTTGCAACTATACTTCAATATGATTTGGAATATGAAAATGTTCTTATGTGTTCTATGAGAGGTAGAAATGGTCAAGTAGTTGGATCTGGATTCTCTGGTAAGAAAACACAAATGGGTGTTAGAATGACACAAGCAGTTAAGAAAACTGGATGCTCTAATTTAAAGGCATTAATTGAAGAGGATAAATTAGAAACAAAAGATTATGATATAATATCAGAGTTGACTACCTTCATACAAAAGAAACAATCATGGGAGGCAGAGGAAGGTTGCCACGATGACTTGGCAATGTGTCTGGTTATCTTTGCATGGTTAGTTGCTCAAGATTACTTTAGAGAGATGACGGACAATGATGTTCGTAAAAGAATCTATGAAGAACAGAAAGAGCAAATTGAACAAGACATGGCACCATTTGGATTCATTAGCGATGGATTAACTGATGACGAGTTTGTCGATGATGAAGGTACTAAGTGGACAGTGGACAAAGAGATGTCATCAACATATGGTGATATGTCTTACATGTGGGACTATTACTAATGAAAAAAATATTTAAAAAATTGAAATTAAAACTTTTTCTTAAAATAAAAAATCCTAACAAACAAATAACTATAATAGATAATAAAGACGGATCACAAACAATTTCCATATTATGAGAGTAGTTATCGTTAGTGGTGGATTTGACCCAATTCACAGTGGACATATTAATCATTTTGTAGAAGCAAAGAAGTTAGGAGACATCCTCATAGTAGGATTAAATTCTGATGAATGGTTGACTAGAAAAAAAGGTAAACCATTTATGCCTCTGGATGAAAGATTAGCAGTGGTCAAATCGATGAGACCAGTTGATAGTGCTGTAGCATTTAATGATGATGATAACAGTTCTATAGATCTTATTAGAAAAACCTTAGTATTATTTGATGATGTTTTATTTGCTAATGGTGGAGATAGGACTCAAGACAATATACCTGAGATAAATGCATTTGATAAAGATCCTAGAGTGCAATTTGCATTTGGGGTTGGTGGCACACACAAACAAAACTCTAGTAGTTGGATCTTAAAAGAATGGACTTCACAGAAGAATTCGATCTAGGTCATCTAGTCCTCCAAGAGAGAAAATGTAGATGCTGTAAAAAAGTAAAAGATTTACTAACAGAATTTTATAAGACTCATAAAGATAGAGGAAGCGTAGCATCTTCTTATTCATACGAGTGTAAAGAATGTACAAAGAAAAGAATAAAACTAAGAAGAAAAAAGTTAGATAACAATATTTGGATTTATCCTGACTGGTAATGTTCACCCAGTGTTTCCCCGATGAAAACACCCTAAACAATAAATAATCTTAGGAATTTAGAATTCACCGAGGAGAAAAAGATGCCCCTGAATTTAGCATCTCCAGGAATAATTGTAAAGGAAGTTGACCTAACCAATGGTAGAGTAGATCCTACATCTACAAAGTCTGGTGGTTTAGTTGCTCCCTTTGCAAAAGGACCTGTAGAAAAACCAACCCTTATAGAAACAGAAGCGGATCTTCTCGATACCTTCGGTTCACCATATAGGGAAAATAATCACTACGAATACTGGTTAACTGCTTCATCATATCTTGCATATGGTGGTGTATTGCAAGTTGTTCGCTCAAGCGAATCTGGTTTGAAGAATGCCTTTGTTGGTACTGCTTCAAGCGTAGTCATTAAAAGTGGTGACGATTATGTAACAAAAGGATATGCAGAGAATAACATTACTAATGTTGTATTTGCTGCTAAGAATCCTGGTACATGGGGCAACGGTCTTAAGGTAGCAGCAATAGATGGTCTTGCTGATCAAATACTAACTGGTATTGCTACTGTTTCTGTTTTAGGATTCTCATCAACTGCTAATGGTGGTCTTGCTGCTGTCTCTGGATTTGAAGATGGTTTAAGTCCAATAGATCTTACAGTTGGTCTCGGTGTAACACAAGCAATTCCTGCTAATACTGTTATAGCAGGTGCTGGTTCAACATCAGTTCTCGATGGATATCTTAAAGGAGTAATTACTGAGGTTGGAACTGGTCAAATTTCAGTTAAAGTAGTATCTCATGTTAGTGCTGCTGGTACTGAAACTTCAGTAGACTACACACCTGGTGGAGTTTACGCATTCTCAGAAACAGGTAATGCTAGTGGTGGTATTCACCTTCATGTACAATCTTCTATCGGTAATGGTAAGTTAGGTTGGCAAGCAAGCACAGTTTCATACGGATCTAGTTTTGGTAGTTCTGCATTCTTATCTGCTTTAACAGGTGCTGGTGTTACTGTTGGTGATAATCGTTACCTCGCTGCACAAGAATTTGCACCTGGTACTCTTGATTATACTGGAGAGAAAGATTGGTTTGATAACCAATGGATAACATTAAAAGATGGAGAGAAAGTTTACTGGAATAACTTAGCTGAAAGACCAGGAACTTCTAATTATGCAAAAGAGAGAAACTCTAAGAATGACGAAGTTCATGTAGTTGTCTATGATGACTCAGGTAAGATTACTGGTAATGCAGGTACTCTTCTCGACAAGTTTACTACTACCTCTAAAGCAAAAGATGCGATCTACTCAGTAGGTAATGCACAATACTATAGAAAAGTTATTGAAATAGGTAGTCCAAATATATTTGCTGGCGGTGCTCCAGCAGGAGTTATTACGACTGATCTTGATGCAGATTTCAATCCTGTATCTGATGTAGCATGGGATCAGGATGCTGAGAATATTTCCTTTGCTGCTATTGGAAATTATGTCGCAACTCTTTCAGGTGGTACAGATTACGGTGGAAAGACAAGTATCGATGCAACTGATGCTTTGAAAGTAACAGTTGGAGATTTATCTACAGGATATGATCTTCTAGCAAATAAAGATGCTTTCCCACTAGATTTCCTCATTATGGGATCTGGTGCTCATGGTAAAGAAGAAACTCAGGCACTTGCTAATAAGTTAATTGCTGTTGCCGAAGTTAGAAAAGATTGCGTAGCATGTATCTCACCTCACAGACAAGCATTCTTAGCTTCCTCTGGAGATGGAGAAGATTTGACACTTAAGTCAGATACAGTTACATCTGCAATCATCAGTTTCTACTCAGCGATTACATCATCTTCGTATGCCATATTTGATAGTGGTTACAAGTACATGTATGATCGCTTTAGTAAACAGTTCCGTTATGTGCCTTTAAACGGTGACATTGCAGGACTATGTGCTAGAAACGATATCAACAACTTCCCTTGGTTCTCGCCAGGTGGAACACAAAGAGGTTCAATCCTCAATGCTGTTAAGTTAGCATACAACCCAAGTCAAATAGAAAGAGACAAACTTTACTCTTCTAGAGTAAACCCAGTCATCTTCTCACCTGGTGCTGGTATCATCCTATTCGGTGATAAGACAGGTCTTGGTAGAGCATCAGCATTCGATAGAATTAATGTTCGTCGTTTGTTTATCTTCTTAGAAAAAGCAATCGCTGCTGCTGCAAAAGATCAACTATTTGAATTCAACGATGAGATCACACGAATCAACTTTATCAATATCGTTGAACCTTTCTTAAGAGATGTACAATCCAAGAGAGGTATCACAGACTTCGTTCTTGTCTGTGATGAGACAAATAACACTGCTGCAATCATAGACAGTAACGAATTCGTTGCTGACATCTTTGTGAAACCAGCAAGATCCATCAACTTCATCGGTCTTACATTCGTTGCTACACGCACAGGCGTTAGCTTTGAAGAAGTTATTGGTCGAGTTTGATCTAACTTTATTAAAATCCCAGAGGTAACCATTAAATGGCCATTAATAACCAAAACCCACCTAAGACCGCCGATAGGACAATTGACAAATTTAAGTCAAGGTTGTCAGGTGGTATCGCAAGACCTAACCTGTTTGAGGTTGTACTTGCATTTCCAGACGGAGTAGTTGATGCTAGTGTCAACGATCTAGATTCAAAAGCTAGATTCTTAGTTAAGTCTGCTGCACTTCCAGCATCTAACATTGCTCCTATAGTCGTACCTTTCAGAGGTAGACAATTAAAAATTGCAGGTGACAGAACATTCGATGAATGGCAGATCACTGTAATCAATGATTCAGATTTTGCTATCCGTTCTTCTTTCGAGAGATGGATGAACTCAATGGCAAAAGTCTCTGATACATCTGGTAATACTAACCCAGAAGATTATACTAGAGACGCTTATGTCTATCAATTAGGTAGGTCTGCTGTTACTCCAAACTCTCAGGAGTCTGCACAAAATATGCCTATTCTTAGGACATATAAATTTTATAGTGTGTTCCCAACACAGGTATCTCAGTTAGATCTTTCATACGATAATTCTGATGCTGTAGAGGAATTTACAGTTAATCTCCAAGTACAGTGGTGGGAAGCTGCTGGAAATGGTGGAGATGTGGCCTGATAAATAAGAATATAAGTTAGTAAAAACTAGTAATGGCGAAACTATTTGGTTTCTCAATTGAGGATAAAGACGAAAAGAACGCCAAGGGAATAGTCAGCCCCATTCCACCGACAGGTGAGGCTGGGGTTGATTATTATATTCAGGGTGGATTTTCTAGTCAGGTTGTAGATCTTGAAGGTATCTACAAGACAGAGCATGAACTTATAAGAAAGTATCGTGAAATGGCATTACACCCAGAGGTGGACAATGCTATAGAAGATGTTGTAAACGAAGCGATAGTATCTGATACCAATGATTCTCCTGTAGAAATAGACCTAGAGAATCTAAATGCAAGTGATGGTATTAAAAATATTATCCGCAAAGAATTTAAGCACATTAAAGATCTTCTAGACTTTGACACAAAAAGTCATGAGATTTTTAGAAACTGGTATGTTGATGGCAGATTATATTACAACAAAGTAATAGATATCAAAAAACCTGACGATGGTTTACAAGAACTAAGATATATCGATCCTCTTAAGATGCGTTATGTGCGTAAGGAAAAGAAGAAAGATGATAAGAGTAATTTATTCAACATGCAGAATGTGCATGAGAATGATAAAGTATATTTTCCAGAAATAGAAGAGTATTTTTTATACACACCAAAAGCACAATATCCAACTAACATTGGTGTAGCAGGTGCAGGATCAGCATTGAAAGGTATTAAACTTGCAAAAGATTCTGTTGCATATTGTACTGCTGGATTAGTAGATAGAAATAAAGGAACTGGATTATCCTATCTTCATAAAGCAATTAAGGCACTTAATCAATTAAGAATGATTGAAGATAGTCTTGTTATCTACAGATTATCAAGAGCACCAGAAAGAAGAATATTTTATATCGATGTTGGTAATTTGCCTAAGGTAAAAGCGGAGCAATATCTTCGTGAAGTTATGATGCGTTATCGTAATAAGTTAGTGTATGATTCTAACAGTGGTGAGATAAGAGACGATAAAAGAATGATGAGTATGCTAGAAGATTTTTGGTTACCTCGTCGTGAAGGTGGTAGAGGAACTGAGATTACTACATTACCTGGCGGACAAAACTTAGGTGAACTAGCAGACATTGAATACTTCCAGAAAAAACTTTATAGATCATTAGCAATTCCTGAGTCTAGAATTGCTGGTTCTGGAGATGGATTTAATCTAGGTAGATCATCAGAAATATTAAGAGACGAACTTAAGTTTAGTAAGTTTGTTGGTAGATTGCGTAAGCGTTTTAGTAACTTACTATTAGATCTATTAAGAACTCAACTACTTTTAAAGAATGTTGTTACCCCTCAAGATTGGGATACAATGAATGAGCACATACAGTTTGACTTCTTGTATGATAATCATTTTGCAGAACTTAAGGATAAAGAATTGATGGAAGGTCGTTTAGGACTTCTAGGAATGATTGAACCTTATGCTGGTCGTTACTATTCTACAGAGTATATTAGAAGACAAGTTCTTCGTCAAAGAGATCAAGAGATTGTAGAAATTGATCAACAAATAGAAGAGGAAATTGCTAAGGGTGTTTTACCTGATCCTAATCAGCAAATGCTAGAGTTTGAACAGCAAGCTGCTATGGGTATGGAACCTAATGCTGAAGGTGGTGCAGAACAAGGTTTTGGTCCTGGTATGCCAGGTAGACCAGAGCAACCACCTGGACCTGAGACTGCAGCAAAATTACCTAAATCTGGGGAAGGGGAAATATAAACACTAATAAATAAGTTTATAACTCTAATGTTTTATTATGGAAGAACTAGTCAACATGATCGCTTCGGGCAATTCCGCAGCAGATATTAGCGACCAGATCAAAGACCTTTTATATGCAAAAGCCGCTGGTAAAGTAGACGATTCTCGTCCTGCTGCAGCAGCTAGTCTTTTTGCTGGCTCTGAAAGTGAAGAGTCCCCTGAAGTAGCAACAGCAGAAGAGGAGCCTAATGTCTAGGATATTATTACTCGGTTCAGATGAAGTTTCGGTGCCAACTACGGCTGGTACTGGCGTGAGTTTTACTCAAGCAACTTGTGTTCGTCTGTACAATGGCAATGCTGCTGACAGAGTAATCACCGTTCAAGAAACTAGAGGCGGTACTGGAGTGGGTACATTCACACTCAAAGCAGGTGCTTCCGAAATTCTAGAAAAACAAGCAGCGTTCACAGTATTTGCTAGTGGTGCTGATGTTAAAGGTGTCAAAGTAGGATTTACTAATTAAACCCATGAAACTCATTACAGAAGAAATCG